AATTAGTGGTGTTCAGACCCATAATAGTCACATCAAAGCCAGCAGGTACATTAATCTGTATGGAACTATTAGAGTTTCCATCAGAAAACACTGCGCTTACTTCGTTGTCAGTATCAAGGAATGTTACGCCGCCAATATAAAAATTGGTATTTCCGGGGGTGATAATGAGTGCGTCAGTTGCATCAGCCGCTCCACCTGCATAAACAAACCTGAACATCGACCCTGCTATGGGTGCAGGTAAGGTGTAGGTGTTGTCCTGACCACCATCTGGAACAAGAAGAATTCTTCCGCTATGCGTGGCATTGGTAAGAGTGACGTTGGAGTCAGCAAGACTAATAGGGCCGTCACCGACAGTGACTACCTCAGTAATTGCACCTGTACTGGTGTTTTTGCTAACTGTTTTGAAAGTACTTTCGGAGCGTACCGCTCCAGTAAATGTAGTGTTACCCATGTGGTTCTCCCTGTCTGGGTTCGTCTGCTATTGTTAAGCAGTCAGGAATAAGGAAAAGGGGAGCAAAGCTCCCCCTTCCGTGAAACGGTTTATGCTCCGGGCGAACCGTAAATACCCAAGGGATCGGAGACCCCGAAAGAGTAACGCTCTCGCGCCTTGTACCGAACATTTCCAGTGTCAAAGTCACCGTCCATGCTGGTCTCTAGAGCCGTTCTTTCAAAATGCTTCATACCGTTAGGTATATCGGTGAGAAGGAAGAAAGCATTAGTGTCAGTCAGATAGTGATTGACAGAGTAACCTTCTGGAATCGCACCCATATTACGGATAGCATTGATGTCGTTATCGGCTGTTCCGACACGTTGCGTTGTTTGCAACAGGCGGTCAGCAGTAAACATCAGGTTAGGTGGAACAACCAAACGAGTTGGTCGCGCTGCGATAAGCAGGCCACGCTCATCAGTGTAGGCTGCAATCTCAATGATTGCATTCTCCAGAGATGTCTCGTTCAGGTCAGCCGCAGTTGCAGGACGGTTGCTGTTCTTACCGCCATTAACCAATGGATGACCGTCTCCACCAGTAACACCATCGCCAGATGCAGTGAACAGGTTAACCCCATCACCAGTCTGGTAGGCATTAGTGAAGCCGTTGTTTAGAGGAAACACAGCTTTTACCTGCTTGGTATAAGCCATAGCACGGGCAAGTGCCTTGGTATAACGTGCAGAAAGCGAGTCATAAAGATTATCTTCCATCGCCTCTTCAGTTATAGCAAAACCCATCGCTATTGTTTCGTGATTGTACCTTGCGGTGAAAGACTCTTGCGCCGAATCGTAAGAGATTGCAGAGCCTTCGTTTTTCACTGGTGCAGCGGCAAAACCACTTAGCTTGACTTCCTCTTCAAATGAACGATCAGAACTCTCTGTTTCATAAATGAGAGTGTGTTCGTCCTCATACTTTTCATACTCCAAACCAAAAAGGGCGTTAAGACCCGGAAGGAGTTCCTTAAGCATTTGCGCTCTTGAAATAGCCATATCTTATAGCTCCTTATACGCCAAGTTTAGTTTCGTAAGCATGACTGAGCGGCAGATACGTCACAATACAGTCGGTGAAAGCATCACCAACAGCACTGCTTGGGCCGTCCACAAAGTCAACTACACGAAGCGGAAGAGTGTTAGTCGTAGCAATTGAACCACCATCTAAGGCATTCTTGCTTCGACCGATTGAGGTTGATCCTGCTGTGCTAACCGCAGAGATGTTGTTGCCAAGCCCAGTTTGAGCTATAGCTTCGTCACCCTGCATACGGAATAACAACTTAGGATCATCGCAGACATAAGCCATAATATCATCAGCGGCAGTAGACGCTATGAATTGCTGGTTAAATGTCAACTGGTTAGTGTTGGGATCAGTGTACGAACATCCCATGAAAATGCCAACTGTGCCAGCAACAACTGATGTTGTCACAGCCGCTTTTTCTACAGTTCCAGCGGCAACAATCTTAACAAAATCGCCATAAAAAATAGCGGTTCCGTAAGCGTTTGCAATCTTTATGTGTCGAACTTTTCCTGTAAAAGAGCCGCTCGCACTAAGAGTGTCAACTGGTTCTGCTCCCATAGGGGTTGCAGTGGTAGCCATGTGTGGCCTCCTTAAGTTACAAGGCTTAGATTAGGAGCTTACCATTAAATAGTTAACTCCTGCCAAATGTTGTCCTTGAACTCCGCTCTGGTTTCATGAGCGGCATTCTAGGATCATTCTCGCGCAAGTAATTGTTATCCACCGAATCCATTTGATTCTGTGCAATTTTATGGAAATGCTCTGTTCTAGCTGCCACTTTTTCGTCTGGCATTTTACAAAGCAACAAGCCACCAACCTCCAGACCTTCCGTAAAGCGGGAACCAACATCCGAATCCATAAGCATTTCGGGGTGGTCTGCTTTTTTGCAAGCTACCCAACCTTCCCTAAACATTCTGGAAACGTGGGTATTGTCTGGTTCTCCAAGGGTGCTAGTCCTAATCCACCTGAACGTCCACCCCGGAACGGGATCTGGATCAGGTAAAATAGAAGCTGGAACCCATGAGTCATTAGGTCTTGCTTCCTCTTGACGCGATTGTTTGTTTCTGGGTTTGCGCTCTTCAGTCATCTCAAGTTCTCCTTGTAGAACTGTCTGGCATACTGTTCGTTAGTAATCCCAAGTTTCTTGGCGAGAGAGACCTGAGAGGGCTTTAACTTCAATGTGCGCGGTTTTGCACCATTATTTCTATTACTTGGTGCCACTACCGTGGAGCGTTGGTTGGCAGTCGAAGTCGCGGTAAGCCCATCAAAATCGCTATCCTGCCATCCAAATTTAGGATACGCCTCTCTCATACCTGAGTCTATAAACTCAAAGTAATCTGGCGTATTCGGTTTAATCTTCCTGTCCAAGACGGCTTCTTCATGCAACCCATATGCGGTTGCGGTCATACGTCTATGTGACGGATCCATAAACCAAGTGTTCTTGTCAGCCCATGCCTTTGCCTCTGGATCAACCTGCGGAGGCGGTGGTGGCTGTTGCGGAGCAGGTTGCTGAACTTGAGGTTTTGCAGCCTGTACCGCTAAATTCCTTTCGTACTTTTCAGCCTCTGCCATTTCGGATTGGGCTTTGTTTAAGGCTTCCTGAGATGAAACAACAGCATCCGTGTTGCCTTCTTCATAAGCCTTTTTATACGAATCCTTCGCACTTTGCAAGGCGAGGGCCGCTTTTTGCTTAATCTGTGCAACAAGAGCAGACTCTCCACGCGAGATAACAGATTCCATTTCCTGATTTCTGTTGTGCAGTTGTTGCGTTATAGCAACCGCTTCATCACGAACCTTTTCGGCAGCTTCCCTTTGCCTGCGCTCTTCGTGCTGCTCATACTTCAGTTTGTTGATTCGCTTCTGGACTTTCTCGCTATAACCAGAAAGCTCCTCATCATCTGGTTCGTCCTCTGATGCCTTTGCTTTGGCTGGGCGTTGATCTTCTTCTGCCCGATCATCAACAATCTCAATCTGCGTTTCACTCTCTGAATCCACAGGTGCTTTTGCCCCCCTTTCAATCTTTGTTCTTACACCAAAGAATTTGTCTTCTGCGCTTGCGGGGGTTGTTTCTGCGCTTTCAATTGCTTCGCTCATACTCTACCTATGCCTCTTGGATCTTCGATCACCGCCTCAACGCTGTCTTCGTTTATTAAACGGAACTCCTGACCATGCACCATAAATCGTGTGCCTGAATAGGAGCGCATCATAATCCAGTCGCCTTCTTTGCAATAAGCACCAGAAGGAAACCGTTTTTTGTCGGCGTAGGCATCCTTGCCCATTTTCAAAACCATACCAGTAATGGAACCAACCGATTCCTCCTGAATTGATTTTGCAGATTTAATAATCCCGCCTTCCGTCTTTTCCTCTGGATCAGGTAAAGCAATCAACAATTTGTAACCTTGCGGCTCAGGCAGTTGATGTGCCTTGCGAGGTTCTTCCTCGTTTTCTGTAGGTACTACTGACAGCTCTGTCATTGGTATTGACCTTTGCACTGGAAAAAAGCGTCCAGAGTCGCTTGCATCGCCCGTTGCGATGAATGGTTAAATTTTGAATGCTATGCCTTTTCTATTCTTTCCTGTAAATCAAGAAGCTCTCTTTCGGCTATAGCAAGCCCTTCTATAATACCGCAACAATTGCGGTATTCCGAAAAATCTTTACAAGCACCACCACTAATGTGATCGCTTAGTTCGTTCATCTGTTTACGCAACTGTTCACGCAAAAACTCAAACGCATTGTTGGAGGCTCTATCTGTCAAACAGGTTCTCCACTATTTCCTTGCCAATCTTAACCCCTTCGATCTGTTCCTTGGAAACAATCCTCCGACTTTCCAGTTGATCCTTGGCGTTGTCTTCTGCAACCCTGACAGCCAGTTCCGCTTTCCTGATCTCTTCATCCCTGTTAAGTTTCTGGGAATCATAGTTAGCCTTGCTCATCGCCTTAGCTGTTTCAAGCTGAAGTCTGGCCTGATCAATCTGGGCCTTGCTCTGGGCTTGCATTTCCTTGATAGCAAGCTCCCTTTGCGCCATCTGGACAACGGGGTCTTGAGCCTGTTCCTGCGCTTTCTGCTGTGCCATTTCCTGTTCATTTTTGCCTTTCAACTGTTCAGCCGCTGGGGCTACCAGTCTGGCAATCCTGAGTTCGATGTCTTCAGGCAGGTTTTCGTCTGGTGCTGGCAAGTTAACACCAAGCTCTTTCTCAACTTGTTGACGATAAGCAAATGCCAGATGCTCCTGAATATGTGCCGCCATCGCTGCCGCCATCTGTTTAGCCAACGGACTTTTACCAGCAATCTGCAATATCTTTGGATCTTCAATGAATGCCATGTGTGCCTGAATGTGTGCCTCATGATCCTGATAAATAAACGCCTTGACAGGCTTGTTGTTCAGGATATTCATGTTTTCACTGACAGGATCAGTTGGCTTGATGTCATCTTCCATCGGCACGATCTTGTCTGCATCCCTGATGCTTAGGACATCCAGCATCTGGCGATGCAATAAAGGCAGATCATACATCTCAGGGTTTTGTTGAGATAGCTGCAACGCAGCCTGATACTGCATAATGCGCTGGGCCATCGTACCTGAGTTGGGATCGCTTACCGCGATCACATCAACACGCCCATCGAAGTCTTCACGCACTACAGCGTTGTCTTTGGTTGCGTAAGGATAATCACTTGGGCCAAAATCGTATACAATATTGGACAGCAAACGTAATTCTCGACGCATTGAGGCGTGTAACCTTGCCTGCACCGCGCTCATCACCTTCATTGACCGCTCAAGAATAGCGAGAGTCGTCCCGACAGGTGCTTCACTGTTCATATCGGCTGCTTTTACGTCAGCCGCTGTGGCAAATCGTCTTCCTTCTTCAACAATATCGCCTAAAAGCTGGTAGAGTACGCTGCTTGGCTCTTTATAAGGTAGAAAACTGATATTTTCCTTGATTGAGCCGCCGGGAACGTCCACATCCCTGAATTCTCCCGGCATTATCGGGGTATCATCGCCTTTAATCCGTAATCCACGGGATTTTAACCCACCGGGAAGGTTAGCAAGCGTCCCTGCGTCCACAAGTTGGCGCAAAAGAGAGGTTGCACTTTTGGCGAGACCGCCAATCATGTGGATTAGTCCAAATCCGTAGAAGCCAAGTCCCGGCATGTACTGGTAATGAACAAAATGTTCACGTTTCATGCGCTGTTGATCGTCTTCGTAGTAATTTCTGCGTATTGACAGCACTTTTCGGGAACTTAAATCAATACTAACCACGTAAGGCAGGGCAATTCCTGTCGGTTCGCCCCTTTGTGTGTCCTCAAAACCTGCCAAATCAAGCTCAACCTGTATTTCCAGTATGGTATGACGGGCATCTAGGTCGTAAGTGGAAGAGTTTCCTGTCAACTCCTCGTATTTGTGTTTTATTTCGTCTGTGTCTTCACTTGCCTTGCCGATATCAACGTCTGAATAGAAACCAGCTACCTGCATTTTGCGGATTTCGTTGCTTGAACGCTTCATGACATGGGTTGCACGTTCACATGTTGACAGGTCAGATGCCCCGTAGCTCACAATAAAGTCTTCTGCGGGTACAAACATGCTACAAGGCCGACCCATATTGGGATC